CATAAGCGGCATTATTGTTTGTACAAAATGAACGTAATGAAACACCTTTATCATCAAATTTTCTATATAACTTAAAGTCATATGAAATATTAATTAGTTTTTGAAAGTGATGTTGTGGTGCTTCAAATCTAACTCCAATTTGTACTGATTTAGGTTCATCTGGTAATTCATATTGATTAGCTAATTGTTGGGCAAAATCAATACCTGATTTACCTACAGCAAATATAAGTTCATCATAGTATTTATGTTTGGTTTCTTTAGCAGCTTCATTATTCCAATAATATGAAACTAAATTATTTTCGAAATCAATTTGTTCTACTTTATGTTCCCAAATAAATTTTACACCTTTAGACACTAAATAATCATACCAATTTTTTCCTATTTCGTGTAAATAGTCTGTACCGATGTGATATACTCCAAATAAACGAAGACCAAAGTGTGGTTTGATGAAGTCTGGTTCTTCAGTGGGGTTTGAATACATAATTTTAGTTGGGTCCGGATGAAAGCGCTTCCAGGTTTCTATAACTTCATCCATTAATTGATATGCTTTTTCTTTTCCTGTGTACTTTGATAGTTGACCTCCAATCATATGGTGATATGTTAGTTTACCATCAGAAAATCCTCCACTCCCTAACCAACCTGACATTACTTCTTCAGGTTTACGGTTGTATGGATTTTTACCCATATCAATTACTGTAATGAGTTTACCCGGATATCCACTATCAACTAATTTTGTTATTGCGTGAGCACCAGCTACACCACCACCAATTACTACAATTTTTTTATTTTTCATATTATAAATGTATAAATTTTTATTTTGACTTCAAAAAAAAGGTGGCTCCAGATCTTTCGATCGGAGCCACAGCTTCCAATATTTTATTAATTCGACAGGCTATGAATCTGTCTGTATGTTATCTAATTATATTAGCTAATCTCTTTAAACGCTCTTGTAGCTCTTTGGCTTCATTTTTAACAATTTCATCGTATTGAGCCATTGTTAATGTTTCGCCTGTAGTGCTTAATGCTAATGCTTTTTCAGCTACGTTATGTAAATCCATATCGGTTTTAGCATCTTCACGAGCATATTCTAATAAACGAATAAACAATGGAACATCCACTGTAATTGAATCTGTTGGATTAAAATTAGCGTCCATATTATTGTACTTGATATTCGTTACTGCCTATTTTTAAATTAGAAATTGTATTTACATTAATCATTCTGTATCCGTTATTTTTCATATCGTATACTGGAATTAATCCTTTTGTATCTGGATCATAAGGTAATTCACCACCTTTTAAGTATGCTTTAACACCTAAACGAGCATTCATTACTCGTGTTGTTCCGTCTTTCTTAGTGAAAGTTACAGTAAAGAATTTACCTTTGGTACCTTTAATTAGTTGTTTAGCCTCTTCAGTACTAATTGGTCCAGCAGGTGTTGCTGGTGTTTCAGCTTCGCCTTGTGGTACTTCAGCCTCTGGTGTTTCACCTTCTGGCTCTTGTCCCGGTCCTGGATCGATAGGTGTTATTGGTGCTTCTTTAAGGCGCTGGCTAACAGCTTCTTTAACTAACTGAGATAGTATATGTCTTAATTTCATAATGTTTTATTGTGAAGATAATTAAATTGTCTTGCCAATAAATATTACTCCGTCTCGCCTGCTGTAATAAGGGTATATGTTCTTTCAGATACAGTATGATACTTATGACAACTTTTACATTGCATTTGTATTCTAGCCGTTCCTATTGCTGACATTCTGCGTTTAGTATATGTCCATTCATTTGAACCACAGCTAGGGCATGTTGTTTTATCATCGCTACAATGCGTTTTTGCTGGGAAATGTGATGCTAATCTGTTATATACTTGCTCTAATAATGTAACGTCACCTTGACAATATTCTACCATTTTACTCATAGCTTCTTTATCGTTATTTAAAACAATATTTTTCCATAAGTCATATCCAGTATGAATTTTTGCACCTAAACCTAAAAATTTAGCAATATAATCTAATTTATTACTGTTAAATCTAAATTTAGAACGAGCATATTTCAATGTGTCGATTGTTACGTAATTAGGGAAAACAGGAATACCATGGAATAGACATCTAGTTCTAACCCAGGCTAAATCGTATTTATCGCCGTTGTGACCTACTAATTCATCAGCTTCGTTAGCTATAGTAATGAATTTTTCTAAAAGTTTCTTGTCGTCTTGTTTAGAGTCCCAAGTTAATGAATACACTTCATCATTACCTTCCCATTTATAACAAATGCAGATAATGGCTCTTTCTTTGATGATACTGTCGTGACTAATATTTTGTTTGTAACCTGCTGTCCAAAACAAACCAATATTTGGGCTCGTCTCAATGTCAAAGAATAATCTTTTGATTTTGTTCATAAATATTTTTTTAGAAATATAACAATTAAATTTGGCCTCTCCAAATTTTATTCTGCAGGTGTTTCCTCAGGTATTTCCTCAGGCGCTTCCTCAGGTGTTGGGGCTAATTCTCCAGTAGTTGGGGCTAATTCTGGGTTTTCAAGATCTTGTTTAATACTAGCGTCACGTTGTGATGCTAATTCTTCTTTAGATTCTGCTGGGGCGTAATTTAATTCAAGTAAATCAGCAATTGCTTGTGATGCTCTTTCTAATTCACCTATATTAGCAGGATGGTATTTTTTACCTGATATTTTAGCTGTAAATGCACCTCTACCTATATAATAGATAATAAAATCTTGTCCGTTGATTAATTCAACACTAAATGTAGTTGGTTTAGGTGCTACTAAAGATACATTTGCTACATAACGACCAAATGCTGGTGACATTAATTCTTCAAATGTTTTCTTTAGCCCGGGAAAACGATATATAAAATACATCGCTTTCTCAGCTCGTTGTTGCTGTTCTTCTTGCTCTTTTAAAGCTTTCTTAACAGCCTTAGTAATATATTTTTCTAATATTAATGATTTATTCATTATTATTTTTGTTTAGCTCCTAGATAAGCAGCAACTGCCATATCTTGTTTTTTAGCTTTTGATTTACCTTTAAATTGTGGTGCTTTTGATTTTCTAAAATCATCAACATATGCGCCAGCGCCCATAGATGGTTTTAATTTTTCATCTAATTCTTCTGGTTTATCTTCAGATTTTTTATTTTTCTTAGCTCCTTTAGCAGGTTTAGTCATTTGCTTTTTAGCCTCTTCAAATTCTTTTTTCTTATCTTGAAGTTCTTTAATACTAGCTTCCATATCATCCATCATATCACTGATGATTTCTGGTTCTACATAATATTTTAATCCAGCCATATCTAATAAAGCAGATTTTACTCTCATAGCATCTTGAATATCTTCTTCAACTTTGTTGATTTTAGCTTCTACTGCTGCTATATCGCCAGCTTCATCGATCATTCTAATACGCTCTTGAACGGCTTCTTTGATTAATTGTTTTAATTGACTTACTTTCATTTTGTTATATGTTTAATATAAATATTAATTTATTTTGGTTTCTTCAATGTGTTTTTCTAGTAATGATTTAATTTCACCAACGTGTTTAGGATTGCGCCCTAAATAATCATTTACTATATATTGATGCATTTCTACTAAATTTCGTTGTTGTAACGCGGCCATTAACTCAGCTGGTGAGTTTACTGCATATGAAGCATTAGTTGTTATAATGTAGTGGCTATTGCCTGGTTGTGATACGATTGAACCTATCATTGCTCCATTAGCTAAACGAATAATATATAATGCACTTTCTCTATTATAGTTGTTAGTTACTAATACTACACCAGTTACTCGTCCGTTTCCACCTAATATATTATTACGACGTGTTGCTCCAGCGTTTTGATTTACTGCTACTGCTCTTTGAGCACCAACGAATTTTCTTCTAATAGTTGCTGGTAGTGAATTAAATCCACCTGTTAATCCTGCTGCTACTAAAGCTGCATCTAAAGCATCATTATTTTCTCCTCCAGCTGCTGCTACAACTGGTACAGGTACTGCTGCTGCTTGTCCTGCTACTCCTGCTGGTCTACCTCTTCTAGGTGCGCCTGCTGCTGGTGCTGCTGGTGCTGCTGCTGGTGCTTGTTCATCACCTGCTGCTGGTGCTGCTGGACCTGCTAATGCTGCTGCTGTTCTTGCTGGTAATCTAGCTGCTAATAATTTACCTGTGTTTGGTGATACTTTATAACTAGCTGATGGGTCTTCTCTATTGATAATGTAAACTACACCATCTCTAACAGCCATTATTAAATTAGAACCCTCAGTACGAGGTAAATCCATCTGTGCAAATGCTATTTTTGAATCATAATTACTAGTTGTATATCTATCAAATAAAGTTAAAATATCATTATCACTAACAGTTATATTGTATTTTCTTAAAAATTCAGGATATGCTGTTGGTACAGGAAGTGTTGAAAATGATACATATCTCCATGAAGTACCCTCGTTAGCTGTAGGTGCGTACCCTCTAAATCTAGTTAAAGCTGGGTTAGAATCAAAAGCAAGTATTACATCTTCACCATTAAATTGAGTAATATATATTCCTTTATTAGCATTAATTAATACATTAGCTGGAGCTTCTTTTAATATATCTATTAATTCTTCTTTATTTAATGGAGATGTATAATTTGTTATATCATCATAATTTAATATAACATCTGCTGTATTTTTAATTATATTAGGATTAGCTTGTGCTATTGTAAGAAATGCTTCTCTAATACCTGGTGCGCTAAGTTTAACTGATTTTATAGTGTTATCTGATAGATCATATGCTTTTATTGTGTTGTTTGCTGTATCAAATAAAATATCTTTACCATCAACATTAATTACTTGTTTAGCCCCATCTGTAGATTCTTTAGCATTATTGACAATATCTTTTATTGGTTTAGAATCTAAATTAAAATCAGTAATTGTTTTTATTAATTTATCAAATGGAATTTCATCTATATTTGGATAACCAAATAGATATTTTTGAGTTCTAGTATTTAATTTAATATTATCATAAACATCATCTTCAGTAATTAAATCAACTCTAATATTTTTCTTATCATGTCTAATATTAACTATAGTACTACCATCAGAGGTAACATAAGCATTAAAATATTCATCAAATGGTATTCTATTAGCTTGAATTAATTTTTTACTAACATCAAAAGGAATTTCTTTATTTATAATATCCTTTCCCTTTACTGCTATCTCCTGACCTGGACGATTAACAAATGATATAATTGATTTTTGATTGTTAGGTTTTAAATATTCAAGATTATTTAATAATTTATCAAATCCTATAATCCATGGATTTGTACTAATCCAGTCTGCTATTCTATCATATTTAGGTAATACTTTTTGAATAAATTTTTCATAAGATAAATCCTTAAATAAGTCTCTATCTCTTAAACGAACCATTATGTACTGTTTTTTTTCTTCAAAATCTAAATCAGTAGCCCATTCATTAAATTTAAGTCCATCTTTATATTTTCGTTCTTTACCTTCGGCACTTGCCTCTACAGGAATATATTTTAATATATTTTGTAAATTAGGAATATCAGCTAAATATGGTATGTTTCTAACTAGCTGAGAAAAACTCATTGGTTCAGAGTTATTTGGAACATTACTTCTACCAGTCCATACGTATCTTTGATCTTCTGGTTTATTTCTTACTTGAATAGCAACAAAACTAAGAGTATCTGAACTTGGTAAATTATTATTTTTAACTAAATAAAAAACAGGATATCCTGAACTAGAGCTATACCTGTAAGATCCATATGATCCTTTAGTAATACACCATCTTTCTCCTTTACCAAAAGTAACACACTTACCTTCTACATCACCACTATATATTACTATACTATTATCATCACTGTTGTATACTACATCAGGTGTAATTTCAATGTCTTTTGGTTTAGTGTCTGATGTTGTTCTAACTAAACGAAGTAATTGGTTTACTGAGTATTTAGCTAAGTCTTTCTCAGCTACATTTGGATTATTTTTAAATTTAGTATCAAAAATTTCAATTGCTGCTTTTAATTCATCATCTGAAATTGTTAGGTTTAAATCTTCAGCTTCATCTTTAAATTGCTTTATAAATACTTGCATTTGCTTAGCACTAAGTGCTTCAGTTAATCCTCCCCAATTGTGCACTACATGCAATATAAATTTATTTATAGATTTCATTATAATTTTTTTGTTTTAAAGCGTAATAAGAAATATAATCCAAGAAACGAAGCAGAGGTAAGGTAGAACATTAAATCCGTAATCCAATAAGAATTTGTCCAATCCAGTACTAGTTTGAATAATATGTCGAATCCGAGAGGATTGAAGAACATTGCCGTCATTAGACAGAATGTTGCTAAATTGCTCAGAAACGTTTTTCTCCAGGTCATTTGATTGTCTTTTACTATCACCGTCCATATTTGTTTATTTAGTTACCACTTTCTACAAGACCAATAATTTGCTTTATGTCTTGGACCTGGATTAGCACAGTTATGTCTAGCTCTATAAGCTTTACGTCTTACTGGATTATTCCTTTTAATATTCATTCCCTTTTGTCCAAAGTTAACTTTAACTACTTTGCCTTTAGGGTTTTTAACATACACTTTAAATTTCTTAACGTCACCTTGCATTGGTTTACCTAATGTAACTTTACGTCCACGATATTCAGCTTCAAATACACAATCGCATTCAGCTTCATTTAGTGTTTGTGTATATTCTTTTATAAATTTAGAAAATGATTTTATTTCTTCTAATGTTTCAACATCATATTCATCAATTTCTTCAGTAGTATCTAATGCTTTAAGTTTTTTACCTTCTCCTAAATCGGGATTATTATCATGTCTACACATATTGCCAGATGGTAATATATTGTGACATATATATAAATCGTCTCCACCATCTTTAATATCCCATGTCCAACCACAATTATCACAAATGATTTCTGTGTCGGTTACTATTTCTTTAACTAAACCTGATGCTTTAATTTTTTCAATGTATTTATCTATACTTTTTTTACTGTACCCTAAAATTTCACCTATTCTTCTAGATTCTTCTTCGGTAGCTTTATATGATAGATAACCATTATATTTTTCAGCAATATCTTTTAACTCTTTAGCTGCTGATTCATTGCCTGTTTTATATATAATGATGGGTTTTTGCTCACCTTTAACAGGCTGTATTTTTAGATTATTATCTGAAACTAATGTTTTTATTTGTTCAATTTCGTCTTTGGATGAATGTTTTAAAACAATATACCCAACATCACGTTTACCATCTACTATAGTTTGAACAGAACCAACAATGGTAATTGCCTCTAGAGGATCAATATCTTCATTGATTGGAACACAGTTAGGTACTTGTCGGCCATCTTTTTCTTTCATGCCGACTTGCTTGTAACCTTTCCAACAAGGTTTACCTTCTGATAGTAGGTCAATTAATTTAATCATTTAATTGATGTTTAGTATTGCTTTTATTTAAGAATTCAACCTTAACACGCAATTCTGCTACTTCAGCAGTTAATTTTAGTACTAGGCTACGCAAATCATCTTTTTCTCTAGCAGATGCCTCTAATAATGCTTCTAATTTAGAAATTCTATCTTTGCAATCATGACGAATAAAATCATCATCTCTTTCACGGTGCATTGCTCTTTTTTCGTAAAAACGAAACGCTGATGTGCCTCCTAAAACCGTTATTGCTGTGATCAATACTGACCACATATTGCTATTATCCATGTTATAGTGTTTTGAGTAGTTATTGCTAATAAATATTAGGGATTTACGGTAGCTTTTAAATTATTTAAATATTCTTGCATCCATTTGGTAATTTCTTCTTTATCCAAACCATTACCTTTCCATGTTTCAATATCTCCAGCCTCAGTAACAAACGATTCTTCGGAAGTATTCATAGCTAAATCTAATAATGCATCTTCTATCTCTTTAATATGATATTGTACTCCTTGTTTAAGTATGTTTTGTTGATACTCATCAAATTTACCATCGCGTTTTAGTTTGGTTTCATGTTCAATAACACAATCTGAACAGGTATGATGTACTGCGTACATTTGTTTGTCTAAATTGCCTTTGTTCATTGCCCGTTTACATTTAGGGCATACTAATGGTATTTGTAATGTTTTTTTAACTAGATCTAATTTGGTTATGGTCATTTTAATACCATTTTTAATGGTCCAATTTTTGCCATTTTCTTCCCAAACATCACCCTCTTTACGTTCTACTTGTTCTTTAGTATAACCTACTTGAGTAAGGGTTCTATCTGAATAATTTTTAGATACTATATTACGAAGACGTGTAACGTCACGCTCCTTAAATTCTTTTTTTAAAACCGAATCATTATTCATAACTTTATTTTTGTTGTGTTTCTAATGTAATATATTGTGTGATAGGAGTATCGTATATGTTGTTGTGTTCTTTTCCAAAATTACGTAGTAATACACCAGCCATAGCGTTTGCTTCATTTTCAATTTCACTACCAGTATCGCCACTTTCATAGTTAATACGGCCATCTTCATCTTGTTTGCGATGAACTAATTCATGTGCTAATGTACGGAATATATCAGCCATATTTCTATCTTTACTATATACCCAAATTACATTCGTACTAGGTACAAAATATCCAAACGAACATTTATCTTTAGTTTCGTCTGTGTCTCCTGAAAATGTGATTTGTGGTTTTTCAGCTAATTTAAGTTCATCCATACAGTATTGTATAAATTTATCTACTAAATTAACTTCAGATTTTGGTTCAGCTTCTTGCTCTTCAATAATATTTAAATTTAATGTAGCTTGAAGTACCTCCGGATTTTGGTCTAATGCTCTGTATAATGATAATATTAATTCACCTGCTACTAAATAGTATTTATCTGCCGCGTAGCGTAAAATTAATGGTAGTGGTAATGGTTCTGCGTTTTTAATAGCCTCTAGATATGGTTTTATATCTATGTTATGTTGTTGAGCATATAACATTACTTGCCCAATACTTTCTATGTTGTATGAATTTGTATTTTCTAATATTGCCCAAACATCGTCCATTAAAACCACATTTTGAGCCGCTGTAAACGCATACTCTAAATCACTAATGGGAACATTAAAATACTCAGCTGCTTTGTTTATAACGCTTAATTGGTTACTTATATATTTGTAATTATCATCATCTTCAAAGCCAACTGGTGTTGTTTCAGCTAATTGAAGAGACTCAGCCCACCATTGTTTAGTAAATACATTGTTTTCCATAGTTCAATATTGTACGTATAAATATTGAAATTTATGCTAATTTAACAGATGTAGGTAGTAATTCGCTATATGGTTTGCTATCTGGATTTTCTAATCTATATATGTCGTATATTTTAATAAACATATCAAAATTCTTTTCAATGTCTTCTATTACTCTTAATTGCCATCCAGCGCCTTGGATTTTTTCACCTTTTTTATCTTCACCACGAGTAGATGCTTTTAACCAAATGATACCAATATCTGTAATTGACTCATCATGGGTTTCATTCCATGCTTTAGCGTATGCTGATAATTGTAAGTCATAGCTAGTGTGTAATGAGTTAGATGTTTTGATATCCAATAACCATAATTTACCTCTTAATCTAACAACTAAATCGGCTGTACCAGCATATTCATGTGTATCTGAAAATAGATGATATTCAGCTGCTACTAATTCTGGTTTTTCACGATTCCAAAACTCAGTGAATTTTAAAATCATTTTCCAAACATCTAAATTATAGTTTACAAAACCATTTTCTTCAATCCATACTATTTCTTCACCGTTTAGGAATTTTTCTGCAGCGTTGTGTACTTGTGTACCTTCAGCAGCAGCTTTAGAAGCAATAATATCGCTATTGTGTCCTACATCCTTCAACCAAGAATGAAAAAATTGGTTTTTAGGGAAATAGTTTAAAATACTAGATACTGAAGGGTAATATTTCTCATTACGTTTATAGAAACGTTGGTCTAATATTGTTACTTGTTTGTTGTCCTCACTATATTGAACGATACGTTTAATTTTAGGATCTTTAATTACGTTAAAATTTTTATCTATCATATGTTGTTTAATTTTTTCATTAATAAGCTTTGAAATGTAAGTGGTGGTGTTTCTTCTAATACATTGAGGAAATTTTCAAATCCTATTGTATTAGCATCTTTACCATCTAATTCTACCATGTATACTTCCTTACCAAATGCCATTAATCGTTCACAATGTTTTAGTGAATCTTTAATAGCATCCTTATCCAAAGCGATGTATATTCGTGTAACGTCAGACGATACTAATTTTTCCATTAGTTTATCGTGAATTACTTTACCGAATAGAGGAATACAATTACGTTTAACAGTTAGAAAATCAAATATACCTTCAACTAATATAATAGGAGCACTCCAATTTATAAGTAATTCCATACCAATTATATTTTTAACTGTTACTGGTGGGTTATCATATTTTCTAGATAATGTGTCAGTATAGTCACGAGCAATAAAATAATTCAGCATACCGTTATTGTCGTATGATGGTATTATAACTCGTTTCTCATATTTGCCTTCAACGCAGAATCCAATGTTGTATTTTAAGATGTCGTCCTCCGTTAAACCTCTAGATTTAATGTATTTAATCGCATGTTTAGCGTTGATTTTCGTAAGTTTATCCAACGATTCTATATCGTTTAACGAAATATATTCTTTAGGTAAATCTATTGTTTTCTCAACGCGAGCTGCTGTGTGTCCTGGTTTGATAATTAATTTTAATTCTCTTAATTTATCAGGAGACGCTTGTATTTTTTTAAGTAGAGATGCTATTGTTTTACCCTTAGTATTATTTTCAGGTGGACATGTCCAGCAATGCCATGGATTTTCACTCTTTTCATTAGTCTCTAGCTGTATTTCTAGCTTGCGTTTTTGATGATGACAAAATGGACAGAAAAAGGACACATTACCTTTGCTAGTATTTTGCCCCTTACCTATTACGGATTCTAGTAATATTAATAAACCTTGATTTTCCATTAGATTGAATATACTAAGATTTTTTAGCCTATCAAACTTTATATTTAAAAACAAAACCTTTAATATGAATTTTATTACCTTTTAAAACGTCACATATATTTCCTTTATTTAAACCTAATAATTCACTAGCTTCTTTTATAGATGAAAATTCTATTCCAAATAATGTATCACAAATAATAGGTTTAAGTCCTTTTCCTGTTTTATTTTGGGATATTTTATTACATGTTTCTTGTGATAATTTTCTACCACTTAATATATTTTTTAGATAATCCTTATGAGCTTGAGTTCGTTCATATGATAAACCACATCCATTCTCTTTTAAAAATTTACTATGCTCTGGACGTTTTTTACCAGTCCATGCTGGTTTTGAGGCTAGTTTTATATTTAAACCAATAATATGGCTATTATAATACAAAATATACTGTTCTTCTTTAATATTTAAATCCTTTACTAAACATTCTTCTATTATTTCAAAAACATGATTATCAAAACCATATTTATTTAATGAATTATATAATTTTTTAGATTGAGAGCAATATAATTTATTATATTCTTTAAAGCGTCTATAGATATCTATAGATTGACCTATATATATTTTACCATTTGGATTTGTTATTTTATATATTCCTATCATGATAATAAATATATAAAGAACTTACCTAGTATATTAAATAAAATCAGTAGTATGAAATTTTCCTAAAATATCTCTATTATAAAATAATTCTGGGTGTTCTAATACTTTGTAAGTAAATAGAGCTTGTGTTTCGTAATATGTTAATAGCTTCTTATTAGGGGCTAATTTAATTATAGTACGGGTAAACGATGCTTGTTTACCTTCCTTAATCAACTGCATTACTTCTTTATTAGAGCCATAGTAATTTAACCAATCAGATTCTTTAGTTACTATTTTAGTAGTTGGTTTGCGGCCGACACCAGTTAGTTCGGCTATTTCTTTTTTACCTAATTTTACTTTCTTATTGTGATATAGTACTTTTTTACCTATATATGATTTATTAGTATCGTTATTTTTAACAATATAAATAAATCCAAAAGTATCTTTAGGGAAATCATTGAGATTAGTGATGGGCGTAGTATTGTACGTCCAAGTAGGAAGTGTTACCATTTATAAATCGTATTTAACTACAAACGTCATATCTGTATTTGGAGATAGTAATAGTGGTTTTCCAAATTTAGCTACAGCTAGCAATTCATCATTGTCGTTGTATAATCCTAATGCTGTTACATAAGGCGAAAAATCAGAACTGGTAGCGAAGTTTTTTAGAGTACCATTATTAATATAGAAATTTGAACCAGAAACACTAACATTAGTTAGGCTTCCTGTTTGTAGTGTGGGGTTATAGCTTAAATTAAATTCGCTTTCCTTTACAACGCATCTTACTTCATTTTCATAAATAGTATAATTATTTTGAAATGATACGGTAAATGGATTAGCTGGGTTATAGAAGTCAGTAGCATAGTTTTGATTAGTTATAACGATTATGCCTTGAGAATAAAATATATTCCCTGCAAATAGTGATTCACTTCCAGATTGCTCTAGGAAATAACTACCACTAACGTAACTAGCGCTAACGTATGATCCTGATAAGTTTGTTATGTTATATAGATTGCCTTTACCATCATCTACAATATAATGTATAGATGAAGACATTTTAAAACTATATGGAAGTATTTTATCTCCAAAGATATTGTTACTAACACTTAATATTCCAATTTGTTCATTAGAACCTGATGGAAATGCTTTTACGAAATCTGGATTAGAATCAAAGATAAAATAAGATGATGTTGGTCTTTGAGATGATGCTGATTCATAATATATAGAAGCAGCTAATGATCCTGTATTAAGAGAAGCAGTATATGATTGATAATATAACTGATTGGCTAATGCATAGATAGAAGATTCATATTCTCCATTTGTAGTTGTGGTTCCACTAGCTACAAACGGGGCATTAGTACCTACATAATAAGCAATATATCCATCATTTGGAGTAATGCTATATGAGAAATTCCACTGCTTATTTGCAGTGTACGGTACTACAGTAACATCCGATGTGTAAAGTGGTTTGTATGAGCTCATGCATATTTTAGTAATCTAACTTAACTCTAATAAGAGCTTCTTTAGTAAAATCTTTAACTAATGGTTTACTTAATTTAGCAACAGCTAACAAATCGTTATTATCGTTGTATAATCCTACAGTTGTAACGTAGGTTTGTGGATTGTTAATTAATGTTGTATATAATATATTACCATTTGCATCTATGATAGATGGATTAGTAGTATAATTAAAATCACCATTCTTAACACGTGTAAAGAAATATCGTGATGATACTGTTTCTGATGATTGTACTGTTAAAGGAATACCTGCTACTCCAGAAGATGATACTGAATTAAATAATCTAAAAGCATTATAATTAGCAGCAAATGATGATGTTATAGGGGCAGTGTATGCACTAATTGAATTAGAGCCACTTGCTTTTAAAATAACAACGTTAATATCAGGTAAAAACATACCATAATATGTTGTAGCAGCACTACCAGTATAAGCTGATCCGTTACTACCACTGATGATGTTATAGTATCTGTTTTCTCCAATAAAATTAGTAGTATTAGATACGTTACTATCGTCTGTTAAATATAATTGAGCACTACCAGTTCTTAAACCTATATTTAATGAACCTGGTAATAATGATTCTTTATAACGAGCTCTAGAAAAGTTAATAACATATATATCATTAGCAGTTGTAGTACCACCATCAAAGCTAAAGTTAGTAGTTTCAGTACCGTATACTAAGTTTCTGTATTGTCCGTAAACAATACGACTTGGTGAAGCACCAGTTACTTGAGAATTTAAAAGTGCAGATCCTGAACCATATAAATTACCATATTGAACAGTAAATTGTACTGATGCTGAAGCGTTAGTTGTAGGGTTAGCATTATATGCATCTAAATAGTACTCAGTGTATCCACTGGCTGTAAAGAATGTTGTTAATGAACCTGTATCTCCACTAAATAATCCTCTAACTACTGTTTCTGAGCTGATTACTGAATCTTCTGGGTTGTATCTTGCAAATGACATATTGTATAGTTAATTTTTAAATTTAGATTTTAGTTATGATAAGAGGAATAGTAATTCTTGCACCACTATCTCTACCAATTACTGTTAATGTTGTTGTAATTGACGTTAATGTAGTACCATATAATGTATTAACTGTTGTACCAGTAATAGAGAATGATGTACCTACTTGTGTTGCTGATAATATTGTTCCTGATGTTGTATTTAAACCAGTAATGCCAGGAGCAGTTGTTGTAATACCTGTACCTTGGAATGATGATAATAATCTACCATCTGCTACTACTACAATATATCCATTACTTTCAAAGCTACTTAAAGCACCTAAGTAATTTAATGTTTGTGGAGTAATGGTTAATGATGCACCTTGTTTAATGATAATGCTATTGTATCCAACATTGATAATAGGTAATTTAGCTGTACCACGAGGTAAAGTAATTAACTTATAACGCATTGTTTGTGTGTCTTCAGGGAATGCTTCAATTACTGGCATAGCTTCAATAGCTTGTCCATAATATGCTGATCCTGATGGATGATTTGGATTATACAATGTATAATCGATTTCGTCATCAGCTAATGCAAATTGTGTGATTTGAAACGAACCATCGTTACGCGCTAATAATTGGCGTCCTTTAGTGGTTAGAATAGCGTCTACTGTTACTGTAGAAGGGTTTAATATTGCCATGTTTTAGTATTTTATTACTATTATAAATATATGTTGTTTTAATTCTTGTTATAATATACCAGCTCTTCTAGCAATCTCCAAAGGACTATACGCAGGATTAAAATTCTTTGGAATTATTAGCCCTGAGCGTTCATTGTTTAGCCCCACAGGTAGTAACACTATAGTATCATTAGGTATTCTTCTGTATATTAACCAACATTGTTTATCATATGTTGGTATAGTATTAGTAGGTATTATTCTATCTACAAATAATGAACCTGATTGTAATCCAATAAATGAACTAGATACTATCATATAATCTGTTCTACCTGATAATCCCGGATTCCATTTAAATGCTGGGATGTTGGTTGGATCGGGGGATAATATTCCTGTTTCTGTTCCTATTATTAGAAAATCTCCTATTTCTATTGATGAATACACATTATCAACTGAGGCTAAACTTTGTGAAGGGTTAATTCTAAGTTGTGATGTACTATCAGTTAGTGTACTTCCTGTACTAGCGTTAGCAATTTCTATATCAGTAATAAGGGATCCGCTAAAAGAACTAGTTAAAAAAGGATATAACCAATTGAATGGTTGTTCTGCATCCCCAGTTTCAGTACCATTTCTCATAAATGTTTTAAGTTCTGTGGTAGTAGTTACTGGTTTGAAGTATTCTGTTAAGTTTGCAGTAGTAGATCCTGTTAATTCTATACGTACTTTATTACTTCCACTAGTAATATATCCATAATATTGTACATTAGTTAATAAACCACTTGTAGAACCAGAAACTAAACTAGAAATAATAGTTACATAATTGTTTCCTGCATCTAAACAAGTAACAGTTTTAGGGGTAGATAAAGAGCTACTACTGTTAATATAATATAAGACTACGTCTGATCCTGGGCTGAATGTATTACTTACTTCGCTAATATATCTGTTTTCTCCTAAAGTATATCTAGTACCATTTATATCTATTAATTCACTAATTCGAGCAGCACTACCTACTGCTACTTGAGAATATGAAGATGTTATGTAATTAAATACAGCAAAATAATTCGTATAAACATCAATAGCAGCTGTTGAACCATATCCCTGATTACTAGATGATACAGTATTATATTCAGCACTTATTGTTTTTACACCATCATATCTTGAACGTTTATATGATGTTAAAGATAAATTTGAATCTTGCAATTCAGCTGGTGTAAATATAGATGATGTTGATTGTCTATTTATTAATTCACTATCTGGAGTATATATGTTACTTCTAAGTCTTGAGGTTACACTAGATGATACATTATTAAATAATGGATTAGCATTAACATCATATACAACTAAATCTTGAGTTGTTACTATTACTGTACTTCCACTTAATTCACCAGTATAAAATTCACTTAAATCATTATGTAATTTAGTAACTAAACCTTTAGTAGTATTAATATTTTCTACCCATGATTGAGAAGCAGGATTAATATCTTCATATACTCCTCCACTTCCTGCTCTAGCCATTACTAATGATCCTGACTCATCAGCAAATGTATTAAATTCACCTGTATGAATACTTTCAGTGGTAGATGTACTAGGGTTAGCGTACGTAAATTTATTACGCTCTAATACTGGAGAATTTATAGTAATACCTGTAGATAAACTAGTTCTAGCAGGTATAAAATCTCCTAATGTTTTAAATAATGAATTATCAAAGAATTGAATTAATCTAATAAATCCATTATAATCTAATAATGAACCTGTAAATCCAGCATATGAACCAGTACCTTGAGAAAAATATATTTTACGTTGATTATCCAAATCAGGATAAGAACTACTATATATTTGTCTAGGATCACCAATATAATCATCTATATTCCAAGTAGGATTACTAGATGATATAGATTGTGAAATATATAAATCAATTTGTGTTTGAGGTGAAAATGAAATATCAACGTAATTTAAATCTTCATCTAAAATATTAGCTGATGCTGTATTTGCTTGTTGAATACTAATAAATGGGGATAATAAACTGCCTGTAGCGTTATTGTCTACTAATCTTACTTTAGTGTCATTATATCCTTTTAGTAATCCTTTTTTAGTTGAACCACCATATTCTTTAACACTTAATATACTACCTGTAATACCAAACGTAGTAATGATTGCTTCTAAACCAGTTTTAGTACCTTTAGTTTTAACTAAATAAGGTAAATTATGGTAAATACGTTTATATACTTCAGCTAATAAGTCTTTACGAGGAATATTATTTAAATAGCTACTAGTAGGTGAAAAATTTTCTAATGAACCACTGTAAACAGCGCTTCCTGAATTATTACCAATTGCAAATTGATTTAAATCCTCACCGCCTAAGCTATTGTATACATTAATACCAAATGATTTTAATACATGGTATACTAAATCTTTAGATACGCCTTCTTCTAAATTATTGTTAGCTAAATTTATATCTGTGATTGATTGTAATAAAATCCATATATTATCAAAATAATGGCCAACCATATTTAAAAACAAAACATATTGGCTATTATCAGGGTTATCTACTAAATAAACAGGAATACTGTTTTTTAGGTTATTTGGGTTTAATTCATCGTATGATGATGCTAACGCTATATTAGTATTATACCAAGTTATAGTAGTTGCTGAACCTGTTGAGCGTAATATATAAGGTAATGTGGTTGTTGATTTTGGCCAAGCATATGAGCTAGACTCAAAATATAAGTATGTTTCATATCCATCAAAATTAGCAATTATATTACTAATACTAGATGAGTATGTGTTGATTTCTGTTTGTAAATTAGGAAATAATGAAGCACTAACAGTATACTTAGTTATTAAGTTATTATAGTCTTCTATTCGTTTTGCTTTAGTATAGAAATTAGTTAAACGTTGTTCTACTGATCCAAAGAATGAAAAATTAGAATAATTAGTATAATCAACATTAATATCTATACTTTGTGAAGTAAGGGCATTTAATAATTTATTATATGATGCACTTTGAGATACTTGTAATGTTGAAACTAAATCGCTATACGTTGTATATTGAGTAGAAATTGTATTTGTTTCTACTGGGATATTAAAATTAGCTCCTCTTAGCATTAATGCTGATGGAGGTGATAATAATATGTCTAAGTTAATGTTAAAAATATAAGGGCTAACCTTTTCAGATACTACCCACACATATGTCTTTTCAGTAATTAAAGCTGGAAGTGGTTCATATAATTTAAATAGAATCTCATATCCAGCATCGTTTCTGTTAAGAGCAACGTTAACTGCTACTACTTGTTGATTTAATCCAAAATTAAGTAAATAGTTAACATAATATGTAGAACCACTTATTTCATTAAATAAAACATTAGCATCTGCTTCAATTTGTTGGTTTGTAAATACAGTTGAAGAGATACTAAGTTCCGTTCTATCTGAAGATATTCTTTTAATGAAGTATTCAGCTTCAGGGGAAGATACTTTATTATTAAAGAAATTATACCTAACTGCAAATTCACCTGAATTATATCCTAAATTTTGTAAATCAACAATAGGATCTATTTCAATTACAGGATATGATGAACCAACAGGAGATGGTGCTTTTAATAACCCAAGATCATCGTTTGTAATGTTATCTTTAGGATTTGGAGCAACAGTATAAATAGAAGATAAAGATGAATCAATAGGTAATTTAAAATCCCTATAATTGTAATTTAAATCTAATAAGTTACCTCCAGCATCATATACATAATACTCAATATAATCCTTAGGAGCTCCAAAGTTTTCTTGAATTTCCTGTGATTCTATTAGTATTGCATCTTGAGTAGAATAACGTGATACTATTTCTGTATTTAATATATCCCCTACTATTTGTATATTATTAGCCATTGGTTGAACTTAATGTTTGGATGGTTTGTTGAGCTAAAGCTACTTCTTGTCTTAATACTGTAATTTCATCTAAGAGTGCTTGAAGATTATCTGTATTTAATTCAATACCTAAATAATCTGCTTCTTTCTGTAATATATAGTTATGGGAATTTGAGTCCCCATCTTTAGGTATTTGATAAAATAATTGCTCATATAGAGCAAAGAAATCCTCTAAAGTAAATTCAGGTGTATCATCTCCTTCTCCACTATTAAATAGTTGATGGAATTGAGTATCTACTACTTTAGGAAAATTAACTTTATTAAATACCGTTTTTTGTACAGGGATTTGTGACATTTTATCTTATAACTTTAAAATAATAATTTTCATCTAATACTACTACTTCTTTATTAGCTAATACTGTTTTAAGTAATAATTGATAGTAACGTTCTGGTTGTAATCCACTCATATACACATCAAAATAGCTTCCTGAAGTATCTGCACTTATTTTAGTATATGTTGTATCATAGTCTATAATAATCTCTTCAGTATCCAAGTCTTTAATAGACCAGTATGAAGTAGCAGGTAGTACTTTATTGTTCAAATATACGGAAGAAGTTTGGAAAGCCCTAGTAGGAAATTGATCTCTTACATTTACTCTAAAACGCTGTATTGAATCTTGTTGGTATTCATTTTGATTGTTTGGAATAGATGCTACTATTCTATCTGAAGTAATTACTGATAGTGAACCTGTACTATATACTGTATCATTCCATCTGATTTCTAAGCATGGAGGATAAATAGTATGTGTGTTACTTGAAAAATATTTAGTTTCAAATTTAGAAGCCGAAGTAAATTCTATAGCAGAACTATGTTTAACTATAAATCCTTGGTTAGCTATTGAAGAACTAAACCAAGCAGATACAGTATTACTTACCTTTAATTCAATATCTTTTGAAGTAGCATTAGTAAATGATTGAGTAGCTTCGTATGAGCCAGTATACCATAAACCACCACCTGAATTTACACTGTATGAGCCTGTTGTTCCAGTTGGGAATGTTACTCCAAACCATGGACTACCGCTTTCTGCGTTTCTATAACCCCAACTAGCACCATCTGTTGTAATAGGTGAGTTAGATAATCTACCAGTACCTATATCCCAACTTCCTGATATTGGGTAACTATATAGTGTATAGTCTAAAGGGATTTCAGTAGCAGTAGCTAAGTATAATTTTAAATATGCATCGAATGCGCTACCAGATACTTTATTAGTAATGATATCACTAATTTCACTTTGTGGAAATTTAATTAATACACGTGATGAATCATTAGTGCTGGTTGCGGTATAAAAAGTGCTAATCTCTAATATCTCATCCAAACCTGTGTTTAGTTCTGGATAGTATGAATAGAGAGTAGCACTCTTTTCTGGGAAAATTTTATATATTGCCATGAATTATATGATTACTATATATAAATATAGCAACAATATGGATTTTTAAGACAATAAACTATAGTATTCTTTAAAATGTTTAATACGATCTACTAAGCCAATTGTACCACCGTTAACGCGTTTAGTAACTGCTGTTACAGTTGCGTCATCAGCACCTTTATCACATATAGACCATAATTTATTTGAATCAAAGAAAAATGCTGCTGATGCTAATGGGTATTTAGTAGCAACTAAATCTGGGTTAGCAACGCAATCTTCACCAATGTATTTAGTGAATCCTGTATAATTAGACTTACCTGTTAATTGGATATATCCACGTCCACGGAATTTAAAACCATCTTTAGATGCTTCATCTCCATTACCCATACGAGATGCATATACTTTAGAAGCAATTTTCTCAGGATTACGAGCATAAGAATCAGCTGTAGCTCCAGGGAAATATTTAGGGAAAATTTTCTTTAATCCATCTGCAGAGTAGTTAACGTTTTCAGATACTGCTTTAAAGCCACCTGATTCGTGTCCACACTGTGCTAAGAAATGAGCTAATCTTAATGTGTTTGTAATGTTGAATTTAGCTGCGGTAACTGGAATTTGTGCAATTACTGCATCAGGAATGTGTCCTTTTAATTTGTCTAATTTAAAAGCTCCTGTAGAAACTGCTGGTGCTGCTGGTGCTGCTCCGAACATTTTAGTCCAAGTTCCTTCACCTACCATACCATCGGCACCTAAACCATTAGCGGCTTGCCATTCTTTTACTTTAGCTTCTGTACCTGGTCCAAATGCACCATCAGCTACTAATCCTAATTTTGCTTGGAGTTTTTTTACATCTTCTCCTGTTGATCCGTTTTTTAATAACATAGTTTGTTTGTTTTTAAGTGTTTACTAATATGCTATAACTCTACCTTGAATATCAGTTTCAGGGTATCTTAATTCAAATATACTTGGATCCAATGATGGATATATTATATTATTACTTGTTGCAGCTGCAATATCATATCCGTATTGAGAATATGTAGTACCTGCAGTATCTTGTTTATTTATAATTTCTAATTTTACTACGGATTGTACTCCTCTAATTTTAAGTAGTTGTGAAGTTATATCTGATAGTATAATAGGCTGATTAATTTGCCATTTATCTATGTTAAAATTAGTTTTTAAGGTATCAATACAATTAGATAATACTTCATTATTATTATATCCTACAGCTGTAGTAATATCAAAATTAATTCCAATATTAATGTAAAATGCATTTTTAATGTTAATAGCATCTGTTACCATTCTATATTGATCGATATATGTAGCTAAATTATTCTTTAATGTAGTATTAGCGTTTACTAATTTCTTATCAGTATTGTATGCTAAAACATATAAATCTAAAGATAAAGGATTTACAGCGCTTGTAGGTGTTCCTGGTGTTGAATTAGTTGTGTTTGAAGCGAAATTCTGGCTTAAATACACTTTAGCTATAGTACCATAATCAGAAGGTAAAGACAATGCTCTAACAATATAATCGTTTTTAGTTACTGCTCTTAATTGAGATGAATATGCATATAATGCATTATTACGTATTTCTTCAATTTCATCACCACCTCTACCACCTGATGATGGAATAGGATTATTTGATACTACACTATCTAATACTTGATTTGCTAATGCTGTATTAACAGGTGCTCCATTTTTAAAATAAGCGCCAGTAGTACTGATTGTAGTTAAATCATTTGAAGGAACATTTGATGTTATTCCACCTCCAACTAAATACCTTACTTGTAATGTACCGTTAGATGGAGCTAAACCATATTCTCTAGTAAAGAAAATAGATGCTTTATTATAGTTATTACTTAAATTAGAAATCCCCGGTACTAAACCTAATTGGATATTATCTGGTGTAGGTAAAATAGTAGTGTCTGCACTATTAGATACTCCAGCTCCAAATTCTAATTGTAATGTATTATTAGATAATACTCTAGATACAAATCGTCTAGGTACATTTTGTAATTGAAGTAAATAAGGTACTTGATCTGTAGAATAGTTAGGGTTAGTAACTTGATTAAATATAGATGATTGGGCTAAGTAAGGTACTTCATACCATTGGTTACTATCACTACCTGTTACATCTAATATTTGTATAACATTTGTATCAGAAACACTAATGTTTGTAAATTTTTGTGGTGTAGCAAATGTATAAGTAGCTGTTTTAATTTCTGCTGAAATAGTAGATACTGTTTTCTTTAATAAGTAAAAATTACTATTTACAAATGTAATTTCGGCTGAGCCTGTATCTGTAAAATCTATTAACTCTGTGGTTATAAATTTAGTATTTGTAGATGTTGAAGTAACAGTAGAATTAGCTGGGATTATTAATCCGTAAGTTGTAACGTTAGGAGTAGTAATACTTCCACTTGTGATAGAAGGTACTAATTGATATACATCTAATGATGTATTAGAAGCATATGACGCCTTAGGTCTATATCCTAAAGCATACGATAATGCATATAAATTTTCTTTTTCTTTAGCGTATAGTAAGAAATTTTCCTGTACTTGTGTATCTACATAGAATGACATTACATCACCTACATAAGATGCCATCTCAATAAACATACTGCCTGGAGAGGCATCACTAAAATCATTATATGAATTAGGGAAATATGTTTGAGCGTAGTTAATTAAACTGCTCTTAAAATCAGTAAATGTCTTATTTACATAAGATATGTTTTTATCCGCCATTTTATTTTAATTCTATTGTAATTTGATCTGCTTTTCCCGAAAGTATTAATCTATATTTTACTGTTATATTGATTGTATAATGGTCTTGATCATAAATCACATCAATAGTATCTGTTTGAATTTGAGGAATAAATATACTAATCGCATCTGATATTTTACTTTGGATTAGTGGTATATTTTCATCCACCATTCCTTCAAATAACATATAGCTAATATCAGCTCCAAATTCAGGATTCATTATTCTTTCACCCTTATTAGATAATAAAAGATTAATCAAATTTGATTTAATTTGATCTTGAGTACTATATGTACTTTTAAATACTTCATTACTATTAAACGGTAATGACACACCAATAGCTACATTTTGCTGTAGATCTAATGGATCAATACGGGTTACTTCTTGTATAGGCATCTTATCCTAAGTTTTTTAGTCCTGCTTTGTCTTGTGCACTCATATTAGCTGCTGCATCCATAATGAAATCCGTAAATGGATTACCATTAGTTGGGTCTACTTTCAATTCAGCACCATTATACGATGATACAGCAGGAGTATTAAATCCAAATGCTGCTCCCATTTTTGATCTTAATTGAGCACGAACATCTAACGTTTCATGTATATCGTTAGTAGTAAAGCTAACTGTTTTAGTTTCTTGTAATGATGATGGTTTACTAACCGCCTGGGGTGAGTCACTTAAAATAGCTAATAGCTCTTCGCGTACTGCTTCAGCTACTGCTTCTTTAATCAAACCTTTAAATGCTTTTACATTCATATATATAAATATTTAACCTTGTAAATTTTGTTGATCTATTATTATTTTTAATTGGTCTATTAGTACTGGTGGTTCTAGTGTATATGAATAGTCACTTTTAACCACCTCAACATTGCTTCTATTAATGGCTACAGCATAGTGGCGCTTAACGCCTCTAATTATAGTTTTAGGATCATTATCTTCTTTAATTACTAATTTGAATCCCTTATACATATCCTCTACTGGTGTTTTAATATCGGCTAATAGCGCATTTAATGATGCTAATGAATTAGAATTTATAGTTTGTAAATCTAATCGATTATCTACATCTCGTAATTGAGCCTTTAAATCCTCAAATTCAGCTATAACTGGTTCTAATATACTAATAATAATTGGTAAAATAAAACCAATTAATGCTAATGCTTCTTGTAGTCTTCTAATTAATGGAATAGGTGGTGGAACTGCAAGATTTAATAAAGGAATAAGTAATTCTGTTATTGTTACAATTAATTGTATAGTAATCAATCTATCCTGCATTTGGGTAAATGATCTTTCATTACTGTCTAAAACGTTATATGCCGAATTTCTAGATACTCTAGCCTGATCTAATTCAGTTGGTGTTTGAGCATTATCTATTATTTCATTAGTTTGATCTACTAATTCTTGAAGTTTTAAATTCTGTGATATAAGTTTAGTAATAATAATAACAGCAGAATAAGCAATTAATGGACCTAATGTTTTAGATATATTTCTAAGTAGTGTTTTAGCTGCTTTTATTTTATCAGCTTTACTTTTCTTTTTCTTTCTTTGTATTTTACTTTTTAATCTAAATCTTTTTTTCTTTTGTTCTATTTCCGGATCTTGAGTAATACTTTGAATTTGTTCTTTAGTCTTATCATCTTGCTCAGTTAATCCTTTTTTCTCAATCTCATAGCTAACATTTTCAGCTACTACTGCAACTTCATATTCAGCTTGGGTTAAAACCGGGGTAGCTGGTGGTTTGGGTTGATATTGGTCGCCTAACTTTTTTAGATTATTCCTATGTCTAACTTCTAATTCAATTTTTTTCTTAGCAATTTCCTCAAGTTTCTGCTTAAGTTCACCTAATTTATCAACAGCTACAGATATTATTTTCTGTTTAGCAGCATCTTTAACTTGACTCCCAAACGCTTGAGGAGAATTCACAGTAGCTAATGTGCTACCTACCTGAGGTGGAACTAAAGAGGATACGTTAGTAGGCATTATGATATATATATTTTAGTAGATGCTATATAATTTTTAGCACCTGGTTCTAATCTGTCTAATAATTTTTCAGTTTTATCAGCTAATCTATCCGCAGCGGATTTAATACTAGCAACTATCATTCCCCGAGGAGCACCTATTGTAGGTGATATTGTATTTGAAAATTCATTCAATACTGATAGTATTTCACTTAATAAATCCATTGTTTGGTATCCTAATAAAATAGGTTCACCTGGTAGATTATTTATATTACCTTTTACAGTAGCTGGGCCTAAATATATTTTAGGTGAGTTTAAATGTATTCTAGAATCAGCATTTAAATTAATAATATTTCTAGTATTTAATTCAATATTTGTTCTAGCAAATAACATTATTTCATCTTTCTTTGAATTTAAAACAACTCTATCTCCATTAAGTATAACTTGAGCTCCATTATATGTGTTAGCAGATATTGGGTTAGTAAACGGATTTAAACCACTATTTTTATCGGGAATTAAATTAATCGCTTGTGTAGAAGTTAAATAAATAGAAGAAGCATCTTGGTTTATATGCTCTACATAAAGTAAAGCAGACGATGATGTATATGCGTGCCCATTAGTAATTAAAAGTATAGGATCACCATTACTACCTACACTACTCCATTCATTACTGTTAATGGTGTTAGGGTTACTAAAAGATCTAACGGTACTACCGAAGCGAATTGAATTGCTTTTTCTACCAGATAATATATAATCACCTTCATATGCTAATAAATTTTTATTGTCTGATGTTTCTGTAAATGTTTTACCTAAAGGAGCATCACTTAATGTAGTTTGAGAATTTAATTGGCTGTTATTCCATAAATTAATAGGACCATTCCAATATTTAACTTCCTTAGTTCCCTTTTTAGATATTTGAGATGAAGGTTGTGGTGCTTGATATATGTTTACTAATTCACCAATTAATGGTGGATAGTCTACATTCGGTTGTATAGATTTAGCTATGAAACATGTATTAAGAAAATCATCGGATAAATCACCGTTAATTTGTTTACTATTTTCATATCCTAAATAAAATACAGAACCAATACCACTAATACCACCCGCTTTTTCATACATAGCAGGGGTAGGTGTATTTTCTGTTGTAACAACAGCGTATACTTTACCAACGATATTATTAGAAGACCCAGGTGATGAGGATGCCTTGCGAGTATCCGTACTAATAGAATTACTTCCTCTTAAACCTTGTCTAATTACCGCCATTACGAGATTTGCTTTTGAATATTATTCGTTGTCTCTAGTAATTTAGCGCCCTCATCAACAACTGCTCGTTGCTCGTCTAATAATGATTGAATTTCACTCATATCGAATAAAGATTCACCACTATTACTATTAACAGTAGCAGCACGTTGTGCTATACCAGCCATTTTAATTAGCTGATCGTTATTTTTTACATTAACATCAATTAAATCTTTAACTGTAGGCATAAGCATAACAGCTGAACCAGCATTGTTAGATGCTAGTGGTTTTAATTGTTCAATTAATCCATTAATTTGAGCATCAACGTCTTTATTGTTCTTATGAATCTGTTTAAATAAATCAGATAGAGATGTTTTTCCGTATAATGTTATGTCGTCAAATGAAGCCATATGTGTTGTTATTTATAATAAAT